GAAGTACAAGTGGTAATGCAAAGTTGAATATAGGTGAGAGTAATGGTTACGGATTGGAGCATATATTCAGAGGACGTTGTCGTTGGGGTAAGTTTAAAGGTAACGAGTGCTTATATGTTAGTACTATGACCGGTGAAAAAGTTGTAATATTCACGGGTGGGGGGAAAGCTGATAGTTATAAAAGTATAAGGGGTAATAGTTACGGGCTGTGGATTGGTACGGAGATTAATATTCATCACGATGATTTTATAAAAGAGGCGTTTAACCGTCAGTTGATGGCAATTAATCGTAAGGTGTTTTGGGACTTAAATCCAGATAGACCGACACATCAGATATATGTAAAGTATATTGATAATTATACTAAACTTAAAAATGCCGGTACTTTTATTGGTGGGTATAATCACGAGAGGTTTACAATATTTGATAACATGAATTTAACAGAATTGAGAATACAGGAGATAATGTCGCAATATGATGTTAATAGCGTTTGGTATAGACGAGATATATTAGGCGAGAGGGCTATTGCAGAGGGTCTGATATATGGATTATTTGCTGATAAAGCAGAAGATTATTATATGCCAGTTAAGGATATACCCACTGTATTTGAGAAGATAAGCATTGGGGTTGACTTTGGGGGTAGTAGTTCGTTACATGCGTTTGTTTGTAGTGGGATAACACTTGAATATAAAAAAGTAATTCCATTACTGTCAGAGAAACATATTGCTGATAGTCCGAGGGTATTGAATAGAGAATTCATAAGATTTATTAAAAAGGTAATAGATTTATACGGAAGAGTCGATTATATATATGCCGATAGTGCGGAGCAAGTATTAATAAGAGGTATGAGAGAGGCTTTAAGTAAGGCCGGTTTGAATATAATTGTAAGAAATGCACATAAAGAAAAAATTATTGATAGGATTAGACTTGTTAATATCTTGATATCACAAAAGAGATTGTGTTATACTGAGGAGAGTATAACTTTACGAGATGCACTTATAGGAGCTGTTTGGGATTTGAAGTCAGAAGAGGACGAAAGGCTTGATGATGGCACAAGTGATATTGATACACTCGATGCATTTGAATATAGTATTGAGAGGGACATAAGACGGTTTATAAAGCGTTAAGGTCATTAGTGGTATATTTGTATTGATAAAGGGTTTACGGTCGGTTAACGATAAACTAAGGGGGTATAAATTTAATGCTAGGTGGTGATGATGTTGTTTAGGAAGCTAATAGATTTTATTCGAAGGGTGGTGGGACAAATTATTCCTATAAAAAATGTAGAAGATGGGTTGAAAGATTTAGATGTTAATATAGATATCAGCGATACAATGATTAATAGTCTGGAATTATGGGCGAAAATGTACGAAGATAAAGCTCCGTGGTTAACTGATACGATTTATTCAATGAATTTGTCGGCTAGTATTGCGATGGAGATTGCACGGCTAGTTACAATCGAAATGGAAAGCGAGATAACAGGACTTAAAAATCCTGAAGGGAAAATTATACCGAATAGCAAAGCAGAATACTTAAATGAACAATATCAAGTTGTAGTGGATAAGTTAAGAGTACAGACTGAGTATGCAGTTGCAAAAGGTGGATTAATATTCAAACCTTATATTGATAGAGATAAAATAGCTGTTGACTTTGTGCAAGCAGATGACTTTTATCCTGTTAAATTCAATGCAAGTGGTGATTTAATCGGAGTTATATTCCCTGATATAATTGTAAAAGGAAAAAACATTTATACGAGGTTAGAGTATCACTTACTGATGAACAATGGAAATTATTATATATCGAATACGAGTTTTTTAAAACAAGAAGGTGTTGAAGGGCTAGGCGTTCCAGTTCCATTGACAGACTTAGAAGAGTGGAAAGAGTTAGAGACAGAGGTCAATTTGATTGGTGTTGATATGCCGTTATTCGCTTATTTTAAAATGCCGTTAGCAAATCATAAAGATAGCCGGTCACAATTAGGGGTATCAGTATACGGAAAGGCAGAAAATTTAATACAAGAGGCTGATAAACAATGGTCAAAAATATTATGGGAATATGCTGGTACTGAATTAGCAGTTGATGCTTCAGTTGATATGATGTCGGGTAGTAATTTACCGAGTGGTAGTGAAAGATTATTCAGAAGATTAGATACAGAAGATGAAAACTTTTATCAAGTTTTTAGTCCGGAGATAAGGGACAGCTCTTTATTTAATGGGTTGAATAAGATATTGCAGAGAGTTGAATTTAATTGCGGATTAGCGTATGGAACATTATCAGATATTCAAGTAGTGGAGAAGACAGCCGAAGAAATTAAAACAAGTAAGCAAAGAAGTTATAGCACAATAGTAGATATGCAGAAAAGCTTACAAAATAGTTTAGAACATCTTGTGGAGGTAATGGACTATTTAAGTGGGTTATATTCTCTGGCAACTGACGGCGAGTATGAAGTGTCTTATAGTTTCGATGATAGTATTGTTATAGATGCAAAGGCAGAACAGGCTATCGTTATGCAAGAGGTTGCTAGTGGATTAGTCAAGCCGGAGTTTTATTTGATGATGAGATATGGAGTAACAGAAATCCAAGCAAAAGAGATGTTGCCGAAAGTGGTTGAAGAGACGACTGAAGATGACGAGGACGATTTGGAGTGATTACATGAATTTCGAGCAATTAGAATGGGAAAGGCCAGTTCGTACTAAAAATGGAGTTGTTAAATTTAAAAGATATGGTGATAAGTTATTCTGGTTGATGTGTGATAGATGGATTGAGATTAAAAAAATTAATTATAATTACGATGGTTTTGAGTATTGGGGTGACAAAAATGTATAAGTGGATTATCAGAAGAATAAATAAATGGCTTGGGATTAAATCTCCTAGTAAATATTATATAGATAAGTTTAATGGCACAAAACACCCTGATGATTGGGGGTATTAATATGCTTAGTCCGGATTACATTAGAGATATGCCGACCGATGTTCTAATTATGTATGGAAAACTTGAAGAGGACATAATCAGAGATATTTCACGGAGAATTAATAAGGGAATGAAGTTGACAGCGAGTGCGGATTATCAGATAAGTGCATTACAAGGAATGGGATATAATCTTAAAGATATTAAAAAGGAAATAGCAAAGACCACAAAGATAGCAGAAAAAGAAGTAGGGAAAATGCTTAAAGAGAGTTCATTTATAAATTATGAGAATGATAAGATGCTGTACGGATTAGGTGGGAAAAAACTACCGGAGATGCCGAGTCATATGGTTAAATATATAAATGCCACAGTCAAACAAACAAATGGTAGTTTGAAAAATATAACAAAGACATTGGGGTTTGTTGATAAATCAAATAAGTTTAAAGATTTAAGTACATTTTACAAAGATACTTTAGATGCCTCAGTTTATAAGATGGGTACTGGTGCTTTTGATTATGATACGGTAGTTAAAGGTGCTGTAAAGACAATGGCAGATAGTGGTATAAAGAGTATAGACTATGCGAGTGGTAGAAAATACACTTTAGAGAGTGCTGTAAGAATGACAATAAGAACAGCTACATCACAGTTAGCCGGTAGAATTAGTGAGGACAATGCCGATACTATGGGACAGGATTTGATGGAGATTTCAGCACATAGTGGAGCAAGACCGGACCATGCAGAATGGCAAGGACAGTTAGTTAGTAGAAGTGGTGAAAACAATAAATATTTGAGTGCTGACGATATTGGTTATGGAAGTAGCACGGGATTTAAAGGTGCGAATTGCAGACATGATTGGTTTGCATATTTTGAGGGAATTTCAAAGAAGGCTTATACAGAGAAACAATTAAAGAATATCGACCCACCGGGCTTTAAATATGATGGTAAAAAATACACACATTATGAGGCAACACAAAAACAAAGACATATTGAAAGGCAAATGAGTGGAACGAAAAGGAAATTAATTGCTTATGATGGGGCTGGGTTGAAAAAAGACTTTACAGCAGAGAGCATAAAATTGAAGAGACAGAGGGTTGAGTACGAAAGGTTTTCTAAGAAGGCTAAGATACGACCTAAGAATGAAAGACACGGAGTATATATGTTTGATAGGTCGATTAGTTCAAAGGCAGTATGGGCTGGTAAACGAGGTTAAAATAAGTTATACTATATTTATAGAGTCCTAAGCAAGACGTAAAAAGGTTTAATCACGAGAAGCAACCTCGATAAAAGCGTAGATTATAGGGGGTTTGTAAAATGAAAAGGGAATATTTAGAAGGTTTAGAATTAGAAAAAGATGTTATAGACAAGGTAATGGCTGAAAATGGTAAAGACATTGAAAATGCAAAAGGTGATATCACTACGAAAGACATTGAGATAAAGAATTTAAAAGGACAATTAAAAGATGCAAATAAAAAGATTGACGAGTTTAAAGATTTGGACGTAGAAGGAATTAAAAAAGCATCTGATGATTATAAACTTAAATTTGAACAATCTGAAAAAGATGCTGAAGAAAAACTTACAAAATTGAAGTATGACTTTGGATTAACTAACTATGTTAACAAATTCGAGTTTGCAAGTGAGAGAGTTAAGAAGTCAATACTTGATGATTTAAAAAGTAAAGAGTTCAAACTTGATGGTGAAACATTTTTAGGGGCAGATGATTATATTGAGAAGTTGAAAAAGAGTGAGCCACAATCATTTGCAGAAGATAATGGAGAAGCACCACCGAAGTTTACAAGACCGGGAGGCAAACCTGATGTTGGTGGATTAACAAAAGAGAGTTTTGGGAAAATGACATATATGGAGAGATTAGCATTAAAGCAAAAAGATGAGGTATTATACAGAAAACTAAACGAATAAAAAAGGAGTGTTTATAGATGGCAATCGGAATAACAAAATTAACTAATATGGTCGACCCTGAAGTTATGGCAGACATGATTAGTGCGAGTTTAGAAGCAAAGATAAGATTTTCACCGTTAGCAAAAATTGATAGAACTTTAGTAGGTAGACCGGGAAGTACGATTACTGTACCTAAGTTCATGTATATTGGAGATGCAGAAGATGTTTTAGAAGGGGCAGAAATCCCTGTTAAGTTATTGACTACAAGTTCAGAGCCTTTCACAATTAAGAAGGCTGGAATTGGTGTTGAGATAACAGACGAAAGTCTTTTAAGTGGATTAGGCGACCCTTTAGGTGAGGCAAATAAACAAATGTCTTTAAGTATAGCTAATAAAATTGACAATGATGTATTGACAGCTTTAGCAGATGCGACTTTAATTCATACAACTGTTTCTGGTACTGGTTGGACTGTTGAGACAATCAATGCGGCGATTGATATGTTTGATGATGAAGACGACGAGCCTATGGTATTGTTAGTATGTCCAGCAGATGCAAGTCTTTTAAGAAAAGATTTAGCCGGAGATTGGGATAGAGCATCAGATTTAGGCGATAACGTTTTAGTAACAGGAACTTATGGCGGAGTATTAGGGGCACAAGTAGTTAGAACTAAAAAATTAACACCCGGTATTGGATATTTAATTAAGGCTGGGGCTTTATCAATATTTATGAAACGTGACGTTTTAGTTGAAACTGACAGAGACATTATAACAAAAACAACAGTTGCAACTGCGGACGAGCATTATGGAGTGTATTTATATGACGAGAGCAAAGCAGTAGAAATCATAATTACACCGTAGTATAAAATAGAGGGGCTTTAATTAGTCCCTTTTAATTAAGGGGGTTTAAAATGTTATTAAGAAATCACAAAAGAGGGGCTTCAAAAGATGTTGAAAAATTACCTTTTACAGAAGAGACAGAAGAAAAATCAGAAGGGATAAATAGACTAGAGAATATGCCTGAAAGTTATACTGTTGTTGAATTAAAAGAATTTGCAAAAGAAAGGGAAATTGAAGGATATTCAAATATGAATAAGGCGGAACTAATCGAAGTGTTAGTGGGTGATTAATTTGTATATAGATTATATATTTTACAGAGATGATTACGGGGGTAAAGTCCCGGAAGATGAATTTCTGAATTTAGAATTGAAGGCAGTAACTTTAATAAATTATTATACGTTTAATAGGATAATTGAAGTAACTGATGATGTAAAATTTGCTGTTTGTGAATTGATTGATTATTTCAATGAGATTATAGAGACGGATGGTAAAGAGATTTCATCAGAAAAAGTTGCCTCGTATTCTGTTAGTTATGTAGTTGATGGTAAAAGTGAAACAATAAAACAAAGAGATATAATCTCAAAGTATTTGGGCCATAGTGGATTAATGTATCGGGGGCCATAGTGGATTAATGTATCGGGGGTTTTAATATGATAACAAATGCCGATATGACTATTTATAACAGATATTTTGATAAAGACACAAGATTAGACAAATATAATCGTAAAATAATCAGAAATGTATTTTGGGATAATAATGAGGGTGCTATTCGAGTGGCTAGTGGATTAACTGACGCAGATAAGGTATTAGTATTAATACCATATGAAAGTTGCTTAGACGGTGTGCTAGTTAGCTCAAATGATTTTGTGGGTGAAGTTGGTACATTTACATTCCAAGTAGGCGATAGAA